CAAAGGACAGTGCTGCATTCTCAATTAGACCATGAACGGATAGAAATTCGTTTAAGTCATAGACTCCGAATTCCGTTGGAAAGTCCTCGGTGATTTCAGCAATGGCCATGATGTTTTTTGCCTCTGAAATTGTTTTCACCTTTTGGCCTGGTTTTAGTACTAGGTTAGGATTAACACTAGCGAAATTTTGCAATACCTTGAGGGTATCGTCTGAAATAATCATAATTTCTCCTGTAAATTATATATAATATTATATCACATTCTCGGGTAAAAGTAAAGTGTTTTTTTCAATTTTTTATTGATACTATAAGTTGTTATTTTTGTACTTGCGATCATGTTCATACAACGCAAGTAATCCGTAATGTAGCACCTTTTGGAGATCCTTTCGGTATTCCGCAGGGGTGCTACCTTTCTTTCCATATCTGGCCACATATTTGTCTACGTTACCTAGAAAGAATCCCATCCCATGGCCCCTGTCTACTATGACTTCAGAAGATTGTAATCCCCCTTGTCCGTAGTGAGCACAGTATGTAGAATCAATATACGTTTGGAACTCTTCAATAAGAGCCCCCTCGTTAAATTTGTAATCTGGATTAAAATGTTGTGTCCTCAGTTTTTGGAGCTCTTCAATAAGAGCCCCCTCGTTAAATTTGTAATCTGGATTAGAATGTTGTTTCTTCAGTTGTGGTTTCTTATTCATCAAAGTTTACTTATCTCCATTAAAACGTTTTGAATATCTTCATCGTCTTGATGTCCTAAAACATCGTTTGTTATTGGAGTACTATAATCTAGATCTCCTGCTTGATCGAGTACTGCGAGTTCCCACAAACCTCTATCACCACCATATGAACCATTGTGGCGAACCACTGATGCTCCCATCCCATTTTCAAATTGATATATCTTTTGTATACCACCCTTCATTTTATATTCTTTCTTTGGTTTAAATAATGCCATTATGCTACATCCTCCAACTCATATTCGAGGTCGTCTTTCTTGTTATCAATATCTCTTTTCTTATCTTCGAAAGGTACAACTAAATCATAAATAGCGGATTCAAGATTGTTAATGGCATCAAGAACTTCATCCATTTTCCATGCAAGTTCGTTCTCATCAATACCATGATCTTTAGCTAATGATTGTATCTTTATATAGATATTCATAGGAATATCATCATATTTGATTGCCTTAGTTTCAGAATTAACATCTCTGATAACACATTCCATATCAAAGGACTTATTATCTAATCTATCTATTTCGATTAAGAGCTCTTCTTCAGTATTGTGTATATTATTTGACATAATAATCTCCATCTGCAAATTTGTTTGCGTTATATGCGTCCATTATTGAACTATCTTCTAGAAACTTAGCAATATCTTTATCAGAATAATACATGTTTTCTGGTCGGTTACAGTCTAGATTACCGGACTTAACATACCGGATGACCTTTCTTAGGTCTACAGCGATCGATCGCTCTTCTTTTTTACGAGCCTTTTCAGCAGCTTTAATCTCTGCTTTACGCTTGTCTAATTTGACTATTGATTCTTGGAATTCTAATTCCTCAACAGTTGTGGCAAGCTTTTTTGCCTTAACTTTTAAGGCAGCTTGTCTAATTAATTCGATTCTTGTCATACTAACTCCTCACTTATACACTTTTATGTACATATAAATGTAAACATTATACACTTTTATGTACATATAAATGTAAAAAGTTACGATTTGTTACGGTTATATTCATTTTATGTCTTTTCTTCGCGCTTTCGTTCTTTATATTCGATCAGCTATATTATCTGGGAATGGAGAATCTTCTAGATTCTCCGCCTCCGGCTCAATGGTGTTAGCATCCACCTTAGTATAAAGATCAAGAAAAGCGAGTTTAGTATCATCATCAAATCGAGCAATACACAATTCGATTGACTTCATTATGTTTTTAAAGATAGAATGGGTTTGAACAATGTGACACAAACGACGGGTCGAAATAACTTCATCCACACCCTCATCATAAAAGGTCTTTCGAATAATATCGGCCCAGGCCACAAGATTTTCTGCAAAGGGTTCGTCAACGACTTCAAACTTTTGCATGTGTTTTAACACGATTTTCTTTTCAATCGCTTGTGAGGGAAACTGTTGATCTACTGCTACTGTAAACCGTTCCAAGAATGCATCATCAATAATTGTTGCAGCAGTAAATCGACCATCTTCTGATCCCTTACCCTTAGTGTTCGCCGTAGCTATAATATTGAATCCAGCCGCCGGACTAATCGTTTCACCCGTTTTCTTAACGAGTACAGGTTTTCCTTCAAGGATACCTTGTAAGCACATAATTTTATTCGTAGCTCTATCAATTTCATCGAGAAGTAAAACTGCACCATTTTCCATAGCCTTAAGTACCGGTCCTTTTGAAAAGACAGTCTCACCATTAATAAGTCTAAATCCACCAAGTAAATCATCCTCGTCTGTTTCTGGGTTAATTTGAACCCGTACAAATTCTCTATTAAGTTTGGCCGCGGCTTGTTCAACCATGAAGGTCTTACCATTACCGGACAGTCCACTTATATATACTGGGTAAAACATTTCGGATTTGAGTATCTTAACAATATCTCCGAATGCACCCCATGGAACAAATGTCGGGTCGGGTTTTGCAAATGATTTTTCCTCATTTACGATCGATTGTGTCATACTAGCTACTGCAGGTTGTGATACATCTACCACATCAGTAATAGTGGGTTGAAGTTCTGTAATAACTGGTTTTAAATCATAGGTTCCAATTTTTACTCGAGCGTCCTTAGTCATTAAGGGCCCAAAATCTGAACTTCGGTATCCTAAGGATTTCGCAACATCTACAATGATATTTTTGCGAAACTCTGTTTGATCTGGATACATAGTCATTAACTTCTTGACAATGTTTTGTGTTGATATTTTCACTTCACTCATAATTTAATCTCTTATCATTTAATATAGATCCATTATACTACACATTCGTATCTTTGTCAACCATTTTATGAAAAAAAGTCGACTTTTTTTATATTGTTTTGTTATATCGTTATAACCTTTTTTAAATGGATTCATAATCCAATCCTCTCTCTTTACAGTAATCCTCAAACAGTCCTTCTTTCCATTTTAACATTTCATCCATAATCCATTCCATCGTTGCTTTGTTCATTGGTTCAAATCCATGTTGACCAGTTTTATCTAGTAGTTCATAGAATTTATTTCTATGTTCCCAGTAGGTATTATAATGTAAATGACCATTAAATTCTTTTGCTGATTCTATAATCCACTTATCCATTATAGAGTGATGATTAGGCCACTCGCAATGAGTTTCTTCCATAACATTTGGTGCTTCTGGATGACACTCACTACAGAGTAATCTGTAGTATTGTGGTGAATCATACTTAGAGTCGTAGTTGTATTTTGCCCAAGGCACTGTATGTGCTTTTTCAGTAGCTCTCTGATAACCACATCTAAAACAATGTGAATGCATTTCAGAGGCATCTACTGGATAATGACATTCATCTATATTTTTCATACACCAATCTACAATTTGTTTTTTGGTTGTTTTCATGGGTGGTCTTTTTATTCTGTAATCTCTCATAATAACTATTTCTTTTCCCAAAGAGTTCCTTTTCTCCAATTATCAGCATCAAATTCTAATTCTTCTGCTACTGATATTGCAGAAAATATTAATATTAGTAATAATACAAAAGCGATTATTTTATGTGTTTTTATCCTATCCATTTAAAATATCCATCACCTGGAATGCTATCTAATTCAGCATAATCATAGTAATGTCCTACTTCAAAACTATTATTATCACAATATTCTTTAATGTTTTTAAATATTCCACATACGTTCTCTGAATATCCTTCTTTTATACCTATTCCATGTAATTTTGCATGTAAAATTTGATTTTCTATGGTTTCAGTATTTTCTTGTTTACTATTCATTTTGTTTTAATCCTATCTGCATATTGTTGAGTTAAACCTGATTTAATTTTGTCTTGTACTTCCTTCCACCCATCGCCTGCTTGAGTCAAAGTACTTTTTACTCCACTTACGAGATTGGGTGAACCAATAAGTTGTTTAATATTTGGATCTTTTGTATACTCCTGCATTTGAGAAATAGTCATAAACTTAGTTTCTATTTCTCCGTTTTCTAAATTTTTAAAATCATATGTGGGCATAGTTAAACCACTCTGGTCCGTTGGTTTCTGATATGTTTTATCTTTTCCTCGGTTGTCCAGCTAGATAGATAATCATTTTCCGTGTCAAAGATTTCCAAAACCTCATTTTCCGTTAGAACCTGATTGCCTATGATTTGCTCGCCTATATGTGTTTGAGAAAACTCGTCAATGTCATTACACGTGACTGCATCATCTAACCAATGGGCCTCGTAAGGTATAGTTGGGTTCATTTTCTGTAGGTCTTCTTCAGAAATAACATACCTATGCTTAAAAGTTTGAATTGTTTCAACGGAAAAATATTTCATGTTTACTTCCTAATCAAATTGGGAAATGTTTCCATTACTAATTTTTTAGTAATGCCTTTAAACTTCATTGATTTGTCCTTTGCGGCAATAAATAGTTCTGCATCTTTAGGATTAACACTTTCCAATAACTGCATGAAGAGTGATTCTCGTTTAATTTGATTCATGTCAGAATACTTACCCTTAAAGAAATATGCAAATTGGCTCATTTTTCTATGAAGTGTAGAGAAATTCATACCATCGGGCATGTCATCTTTTTTATATGGTGGAGCACCTTCTGGTAATAGCGATACGATAGTATCATCAAAGTTAATTCTTAGTATGTCCTTAAGAGCAGGACAATCTGCATTTCGCAGTAGATCAATCTTCGCTTTTTTAGTAGTTAATTTAGCCGCTTCCGACAAGATTTCGTGTACATTCTTACGCATTATAAAACTCCTCTACGCATTCAATCAGGTTGTTACATCTTTTTTTAATTAAGTAATTTAAAACTTTCATTTTCATTGGTAATTTTTGTTCATCATAAGTATTTATAATAGATTCTTGTATTGATTCTGGTATTTCCGCTAGATCAATGAGTGTCTTATTTCTCTGATAATTACGATAAACTTCCTCGGCCATTGAATCTTTTAGATTATCACTCTTATCTAACCAATCATCAATTCGTGTTTGCCGTAGGGGTGTCTGTTTGGCATCATCTGATACAAATGTATTATCTTTAGATAAAATATTTGGTATGCCGTCACCAGAATCACCACGCATGATATGATTAAACAAATATGTTCGTGGGTTCTTATCTACAACTGCCTTCTTTTGAATGGGTGAGAATTGTTTTACGTTATTATACTTCTGTAATTGGATAAAGTCCTTATCAGAAGATACAATCATTACTGGTTCACCCTGACCGAATTCTTGAGTACGCATAGCAAGTGCACCAATAATATCATCGGCCTCACAACCCTCCATATGTAATACTTTATAAGGTAAGTTCTCTCGAATTTCTTCTCGTACAAGAGTTAAAATTCGGAAAATTTCAGGCCAGTCCATACT